CGGATGTTACAGATACCGACAATGTGACGGCTGCGGGGGCTTTGATGGATAGCGAGGTAGATGCAGACATTAAGACGCTATCGCTACCTGCCAACACCACGATCAGCACGTTCGGGGCAAGTCTAATAGACGATGCGAGTGCAAGTGCGGCACGAACTACGCTAGGTGTTGACACCATACCCGTAGCAATAGGCATAGCTTGTTCAGATGAGACAACGGCTCTTACAGCAGGCTCGGCAAAGGTGACATTTAGAATGCCTTACGCCATGACTCTGACGGATGTGCGAGCAAGTTTGACGGGGGCAGGTTCTACGAGTGGAACGACAACGATAGACATAAACGAAAGCGGGACTACGATACTCAGCACGAAGCTGACAATAGACCAAGGCGAAAAGACAAGTGAAACGGCTGCGACTGCTGCGGTGATTTCTGATAGCGCACTAGCTGACGATGCAGAGATAACTATTGATATTGATGCAGTGACGGGTGGTGCAGATGAGACAGGTTTGAAAGTTTGGTTAATAGGAACGAGAAGTGTCTGATTTAATTATTAATTCATATCGACACGCAGGGGGCGGGGGCATAACTCCCGAATGGAGTCACACAGATGACGACACAGACACAGCGAATAGCACATCCTATACATTCTCTAGTATGAGCATAGGGGCTGCGGATTCAAATAGGTATGTAGTGGCTTCATTCCATGCTAGGAAGGGCGGGGCATCAACGAGTGTTACAAGTGTTACAATCGGAGGGGTTAGTGCAACGGAAATAATAACGCAAGCAAACCACACAACGAATACAAATATTGTTTCATTTTGGTACGCGGCAGTTCCGACAGGCACAACAGCTACTTGCGTGGTGACATTTGCCGACACAATGGTTAGGGCAGCGTGTAATGTATGGAGGGTAATAGGTTTTGATTTTACCTCGACCCATGACGAAGGAAGTAGCACAGCGAGTAGTCCAACTTACGACCTAGACATCCCTGCGGGTGGCATTGCTTTGGCTGCGGTTTCATTCGCATCAAATGGGGATGGGTCTACGTCTTGGTCAAACCTAACTGAGCAAACGGATACGCTTACAGAGGGCTTTCTAAATTCATCGGCTGCAGATGATGAGTTTGCTAGTTCTCAGACCAACTTAACAATAACAGCAACGCCTAGCGGTACAGATCTGGCTGAGCCGTGCGGGGTTTTCTTTTCATTAAATACATTGTGATGTACGCAAAACAAGAAGACGGGAATTGGAAGAAATACCTACAACTGCCTAAAGAGGTTTTTGTAAATGACGAGTGGGTTAAACTCACCCCTTATAATTGTGATGACTATGGGTTTAAGACTTTAGTGAACCCCACCTACAATGCTAGAACACACGAAAGGACAAATACCATAATTGAAGACGGGGATGTTTGCACATTTGAGGTAGTGAGCCTAAACAAGACAGTTGACAACCTAAAAAAAGAACTACTAGCAGAGCTAAAAAGCTATTGGAAAACAGCATTTGAAGAAGGGAAGCCGTACAGCGATTATCTAAAAGCCACTAACCAAAATATGCCATCAGATGTGGAGACTGAAATAAACGCAGCCTACACGATGCTAGGCACATTGAAAGCACAGATAAAAGGCATAACAACTATGGAAGCCGCACTAGCATTCAAATTCCCTGAGTCTGACATTAATGAAAAGTTAGACTACATGAGAGAACTGATATGAAACTATTTGGACTAGAAATAACACGGCAACAGCCACAACAAGGAGAATCACGCAAGAGCATAGTTGACAAACTCATTGGAGATTGGAATGTCAACTTCTTTGCGCGAAAGACTCAGAACATCTCCGAGAATAGCATGAACTACCTGCCTACTGTATGGCGGTGCATTGAGATTCTGAGTACATCTATTGCGGGGCTACCTTTGGCGGTTAAGAGAGAAGCAGCAGACGGCATTGAGCGTGTGTTGCATCCTATTGAGCGGATCTTAAGGAAACAGGCGAATCCGTACATGACTGCTTACACTTGGAAGGAGTTAATGATGCGCGATGTTCTAACTCATGGCAATCACTATTCTCTAATTGAGCGCACAGGCAGCAGAGTAACGGGGCTATACCCACTACCTCCACAGGATGTAGATGTAAGGCTAGTCGATAAACAGCTAGTCTATGAAGCTACAAAGATGAAGTCTGATAACACCTTTATGAGTTATGAGGTGCTTCACATTAAAGGACCATCACAAGACGGTATCTGCGGAATGAGTTTGGTGCAATACCATCGCCATACATTTAGTCAAGGACTTTCAGCTAGTCAGTACATCCGCGAGTTCTACGAGAATGACGGGCAAGTAAAGGGGATTATAAAGCACCCTGGCAAGGCAAGTGCAGAAACGGGCAAGAATGTCCGCGAATCATGGCTCAGGTTGTATGGTCCAGGTGGATCACGAGTAGCGTTCTTAGATGGTGGAATGGAATACCAACAAGTAAGTTTGCCTCCAAGCGATGCACTGTACTTAGATACTGTTCAATATTCAGACCGACAAATCTGCAACATCTACGGAGTTCCTTTAACAATGGTCAACGATTTAAGTGATTCCCACTACAACAACATCGAACATACGGGGCGGCAGTTCGTGACTTATACTTTAATGCCTTGGGTGAACAGAGTAGAAAGCGAATTTGACTGCAAACTATTAACTGAGGCGCAGAAGTCAGACCATTTTATAGACTTCGACCCTGCGGGGTTAATGCGTGGAGATATGCAAGCACAGGCAGACTATTATATGAAGCTAATTCAGAGCCGCGTAATGAACGCGAATGAAGTGAGAAAAGAACTGAATCTCAATCCATACGAGGGAGGAGATGAATACAACAATCCAAACATAGACAAGAATGAAAACAACGGAGGAAATCAAGAGTAAATTTGGCAAGGATGTCGAAATACGATTTATACCAAGCGTAGAAGCTAGGGCAGACGAGGAAGGCAACATCACGGGCTATGCTGCTGTATTTGATTCGTGGAGTCCTGACTACACAGGATTCAGAGAAAGAATTGCACCGACTGCATTTGAAGGCGTGGACATGAAGGATGTAGTGGTAACATTCAATCACAATTTCGACAACATTCTAGCGCGTACAGGCAACGGAACTGCAAAGCTGAGTGTAGATGATAGAGGGCTTAAATACGAGTTCAAAGCACCAAACACATCACTAGGGCGCGACATGGCAGAACTAATCCGCACACAGACAATCGCGGGGTCTAGCTTCATGTTCACAGTTGAGGATGAAGATTGGCAAGAGCGCGGGGATAGCTACGATAGAACAATCACCAAGATAGGGAAGCTATACGAGCTAGGACCTGTATCTAATCCGTGGTATCCAGACACTACGGCAGATGTCAAACAGATGCAAGAGCGCATGAGGGCTGCGGGCATTGAGCCAAAGCAAGAGCCTAAAACATACGATCCTACCATCGACCTAGTTAAGATCGACTTGATTTGAAAAAATTGTAACTCAGGGGCATTAGAACTCCTTTGATATTTGTAACGTAATTAAACCATAAAAAATGAAATCAGTAAAAGAATTGACAGAGAATCTCGAAGCCAAAAAGCAAGAGGTAAGAGATTTCGTCAAAGGGTTGGAAGGGGAGACACTCACAGACGAGCAACGTGCCTCTATTGATTCTTTGACCGAACAAGCAGAAGCCCTAAAGGGTGACATTGAACGAGCGAAACGACTTGAAGAAGTAACCAAAGTAGAAGCCAAGAAAGCAGCTAGTGTTGCGGGTGCTACTCCATCTACTTCTGAGGAGCGTGAACTTCAAAAAATGGCAGACAACTTCACATTTGGTGAGGCTGTTCGTGCTGCTTACGGAGTTGCGAAAGATGAAGGGTACATCAAGGAGATTCGCCAAATGGGAGAAGAAGAAGCTCGCAAGATTGGCAAATCCACCAATGGTATTGCTATCCCTTCTAAAATCCATAGCCGATTGAGTTCTCCTGAGAAACGTGCAAACGTAACTGAGAACACAACCACAGGCATCCAAACTACTGACTTTGTTCAGAGTGTATATGCAAAGACTATCCTAAGTAAGCTAGGTGGTACTTTCATCAGCGCGGTTGAGGACACTCGCGTACCTATCATCGGTGCGGTATCTACTCAATGGGAGGGTGAAGTAGATGCGGCTGCTGACGGTGGTTCTGCTACCACTAAAGTAGATATGACTCCTATTCGATTAGCGGGTTATGTAAACTACTCAAAGCAAGCTGCATTGCAAGCTAACTACTCTTTGGAAGGTGCTTTGCGTAATGCTTTCGCTTCTGCAATCGCTGCCAAATTTGAGTATGCTGTATTCACAGATGACACAGGTAACGGATCATTTGCAGACCTCGGAGCAGGTAAGACACAAGTAACGGGCGCAACGGGTGTGGCATTGGTTCACGCATTGATTGAGCAGGTTCTTGGAAACAACCATCTGCAAGGGAATCTAGGATTTGCAATTTCTCATTCATTGTATAGCGAGATTCAAACTGCTGTACTTGCTACTGGTGTTAGCGCACTTGTACAAGAAGGAATGATTGAGGGAATGTATCCTTTTGAATACTCCACTCAAATCGCTGACATCGCATCAGGTCAGGAAGCGGCTTACTTCGGTGACTGGTCTAAAGCGTGGAGCGCACAATTTGGTCCAATAGATTTGATGGTAGATCCTTACTCGGTAGCTACTTCGGGCATGGATAGACTAGTGTTAAACTCTTTCTGGGATTTCGCTCTTATTCAAGATGCAGCTATCTCGGTAGGTGGATACACAGGATAATAATTTTGTTTCATCATAGTGCTGAACGGGGGTGGGAATGTTCCCGCCCCTTTCTTTTTTAAATTGATATGCGAATAGTAAGAGGAACGAAACCACAAGGAACAGTAATACCACTCGACAGGGTTAAGAAGTTTCTGCGGATAACAGGTACAGACCAAGACCAAGTAATTACTCAGATGATAAATGCTGCGGTAGACATCATCGAGCAAGAGACTTGGATTGTGCTGCAATCTCGCAGCTATACGCTATACATGGACGATTGGTACTACGAAAGGGGCTTGGATCACATCCTTATAAAGAAGTACCCTGTGACAGCAGTAAACAGCGTAAAGTACTACGATGCAAGTAACGTGCAGCAGACACTAACGGATTATTACACATCTATACAGGGCGAACACGCACGGGTTTATATTCAATCTGAGCCAACTGTTTACGATGATAGATTTGATGCGATAGAGATTGCATTTACTGCGGGCTATGCTTCATGGCAAGCAATCCCAGATGAGTTCATAGAATTATTGCAAGTGGTGGTATTTGACTTGTACGAAGAACGCAGCACGGGAGTAATTGGAACGAATACCGACACTTACAAAGGGGTTGTTTCAAGGCTTATGGATAACTATTCTAAAAGGATATTCAGTTGAGGTATTCACGGCAAACATATCAAATCACTATTGAACGCTACACCACAACGCGGGATGCTTCGGGAGGGGTCATTGAAACGTGGGCTACCTACTCACAGCCCTATGCTAGTATCAAGTATCAAAGCGGAAGCGAACGGCTAGACGATAAGCGCGAACAAACGCAAGTTAGAGCAATCTTTAAGGTGCAGTATGACAGCGACACGAACGCGATCACAGAAGGCGATAGAATAAGTTTTCGCGGGAATTGGGATATACAGAGCATCCTAGTGATGGGCAGAGATGAAACGATAGAAATAACGGCTGTTAAACATGGCTAAGGGTGATGCTATAAAGTTCGAAGTTCCCAAAGGGGCGTTTGATGACATGGCTGAGTACATCACTCGGACATTAAAGCGCGATGTAGATAAGAGGAAACAGCTACTAACATTGCTACGGAAGGCGGGTAAGTCTTATTTGGATACTGTAAAGATGACCTCAATAAGCGAAAAGCATCACGATCCTATTAAGCGCGGTAGGTTCACATATGACAGAGGAACGCTATCAAGAAGCATGAAGTTTTGGAATGGTAAGAGCAGAACAAACATAACGGTGGGTATTGGTCCAAAGGTTCGTAGTTCAACAGAGGCAGTAGGCTATTATGGATTAATGGTGATGCCTGTAAGGTCACAAGCAAAGCAAATAACAAACACCTTAGATTGGAAAGGCGATGCACTCAGGAGGTCAGCAACTAAGACACGCGAAGAAACGCTAACCGCATTAGAAAAATACATGAAGTCTAAAATCAAACGACTTCGCAAAGCAGGGTTTCAAGTATGATAAGGGAAGCAGTCTATACCATCCTTTCAAGTGACTCAAATGTCACAGACGAAGTAGGAACGCGCATTTATCCAATGAATGCACCTCGCAATCCTACATTTCCCTTTATTGTGTTTGAGATCAGCCAAGACCCAGAATACACCAAAGACGGGGCAGCACCTTTGATATACACAGACCTAGACATCTACATCTACTGCAAAGGTTCACCACGAAACAACGACACTATATCAGATGTGCTTAAAGCGGCACTCGATCAGTACAGCGGAACAGTAGCAGGTCACGAGATAGACAACATTTTATGGGAGGATACGCGAGACACCTTGTGGAATCCTGACCTAGACGAATATCAATTAGGAATGTCATTTAGAATAAGAGAAAAATGAAACTAGAACTAACTAAACGAGTAAAGATCGGCAACAGGTACCGAGCAAAAGGAACTGTCATGGAGATTGCCAACGAGCGGAGCAAAGAACTACTAGCCAATAAGCAAGCGATTGTGTTCGGCTCAGAAATTGAAAAAATTGTAACTGAGTCTGAGGATGAGGAGGAATAGCTTTGTAATATAATTTAGAATAAAATGGCTCAGACAACAGGAATAATGCGAGGCGGTTATTGTGCGATATACAATAACACAGCGAAGGTAGCACACTCAGTAAGTGCAAACTTGGACATCAGCATGAATACCCGTGATGCAACGACTAAAGACACGGCAACATGGGAAGATAAACTTGAAGGTCTTTTGAATTGGACTGCATCTGGAGAGTTTCTGTTTGCAGAAGATGCCACAGAAGGCTATGAGGATTTATACGATGACATGATTGCTCGCACAACTGTCACGCTTCTATATTCAAATGCCAACACAGGCGATGTTGAATATAGCGGAAGTGCATACATCACATCACTAAGCAGAAACGGAGCAACAGACAACGACAACGAATCTTTCTCAGTCACCTTTGAAGGTACAGGCGCATTGAGCAAGGCAACTATCAGCTAATAGGCTGAACATACAGAAGGAAGCGAGGGGGATGGTGGTAATGCTATCCCCTTTTTTATTTTTGACATGGAACATATAGATATAAACGGCACTACTTATCCTTTTAAGGCTGCCTACTCAGTACTTCGCAAGGCGATGAGACTGAATGAACAAATGAACGGAACTGAGATTGACTTGATGCACTTGATGTGTGTAGAATCAATCAACAAGGGTTACAAATTAGAGGGCAAGTTAGACACGATGACTGCGGAATTGCTTGATGATTTGATTGACCAAGACCCGAAAGCACTTAACCGAATGAGTGAGATGGTTGAGAAGCAGCAAAAAACTGAAGGGGGCAGCGCGGAAGTAGGGGGAAAGTAGATGGGGGCGTTGACCCTTTTGATTTAATTGAACAGGCTTCTGCTGAGATAGGACTCAGCCCAGGGGTTTGGCTCGACATGACACCTCGCGAGTTTGACAACTATCGAAAGGGCTATATTAGAAGGATTGAAGCGATAGATCAGACAGAGTGGGTGCGGACTAGGTGGTTAGGGTTTATTATGATCAAAACAGTAGACGCAAAGGGCAAGTATAAAACACCTAAAGACCTATTCAAATTTGATTGGGAGCAGAGCAGTATAGACCAAGAGAAGATTAAGAAACTAGAGAGGAGATTTCCAAAGACATTAGCAGAAGTTAAAAGCAAGAAATGGGAAAAGGTAGGAAAGCGGGGATAGTTAATGCGGTCTTAGGGCTTGACATTCGTAAGTTCTCAACTAATTTACAGAACGCAAAAAGAGATCTCAAGCAGTCAGGCAAGAGTTTTCAGCAGTTTGGCAAGAACATGACTAGAAACCTTACGCTGCCATTAGGCGTAGCGGGAGGATTGGCGGTTAAGACTTTTGCAGACTTTGAGCAGAGCATGGCAAAGGTGGCAGCCATTAGTGGTGCAACAGGCGAGGAGTTTAAGCAGTTAGAATCCAATGCCCTTGAACTTGGGAGAACTACACGCTACACATCGAGTCAAGTATCAGAACTACAACTCAACCTATCTAAATTAGGTCTTACTACAAAAGAAATAACAGGCTCAACGGAAGCAATACTAAACTTATCACTAGCCACGGGTGAGGACCTAGCAGAGAGTGCAACAGTAGCGGCAGGGGTGATGAGGGCATTTGGGCTAGAATCTGAGGACATGGGGCGCATTACGGATGTGATGGCTTCGTCATTCAGTAGCAGCGCACTTGAGCTAGAAAAGTTCAAAGTAGCTATGAGTACGGCTGCACCTGTTGCACGAAAGGCAGGAGCAGACATTGAGCGAACTACTGCAATAGTGGGCATCCTTGCAAACAATAGCATAGATGCAAGCACAGCAGGAACGGCACTCCGTAACATTTTCTTGGATTTGGCAGCTTCTGGGATGACTTGGGACGAGGCAATGAATGCAATTCGTTCTAGTTCAAATCCGCTAAATACAGCATTGGAAATGTTCGGCAAACGAGGTACAACAGTAGCAACTGTAATAGCTGAGAATGCAGAACAAATAGCCAATCTAAACACAGCATTTGATACTTCGAGTGGAGAAGCAAAGCGAATGGCTGCCATAATGGATGATACTTTGACTGGATCATTCCTGAGATTAAAGAGTGCAATAGAAGGCATATTGATCGACATGGGAAAAAGGCTTAAACCGCTTATTGATGGG